ATGGATTTGTAATTGTGATGGCAGTCGCCTGTCCAGTTGAGGCTGTGGTACCCGTATGGGCGTGAGCTGTACTGGTATTGGTTTGTGTAGTATGACTGTGATTTACAGCGCTATTAGTTGAAATAGTATGGTCGTGAAGAGAATTTGCGGCACCTGTATTTCCATGAGTATGAGGTGCGTGGCTATTAGTAATACCATGGTCGTGAGGAACATTTGACTCAGCTTGCCCATGGGTATGAGGTGCTTGCCCATCGCCGAATGAACCATGGTCGTGAGGCATATTACTGGTGCCAGTGTTGATGTTGACATCAGGTGATTGGACCCTTGTTCGGGAAACAAGGTTGCCACGAGCAGGATTAGAGTATCTTCTCTGAATTCCATGAACGTGTGCGACATCGTTTGTTGTCAATGAACCATGGTTATGGGGTATATTGCTGTAACCTAGAGGGCCAGGGTTGTTATGTGCATGTGGTATGCTCTTCGTGTCTAGAACATGATTATGAGCCATATTAGCATTCTGCGAAGTTGCGTGATTATGGGGCGCAGTTGATTGAGCCATCTGACCATGAGCGTGTGAGATAGCTTTGTCATCAAGTGGGTGTTGGTGTGACAAACCACCATTTTGACTTGTAAATGTGTGTGTGTGAGGGGGGAGAGTAGCTACTGACAATGTTATAGTATTTGCGCCAGCGGTCTGACCCACCTGGGGAGTACTAGTAACTCCTCTGACAAAGCGGTTCCTAAGATCTGGGGTGTTAATTGTTCCACCCCCATCACTCCTAGTTATACCAGTTGCGCCGTTGCATAAAACCCACCCTGTTGGGATTGATGCAACTGTTCCATACCATGGTGCAATTAAACCGATAGGGATATGGGAATTGGTTACATTATTTATAACTAGAGAGTCTGCTTTGACATCTCCATTTACATTTAATCTAAAACTCCCTGGATCATCTGTACCAATACCAATGTTGCCACCGAACGTTTCTATTCTTGTAGTCATACTATTAATACCAGTCTTTTTTTAAGTAGACATTTTACGTAAACCAATTAGATTTTCATGATATAAGCTAATAAATAATATGGATTTTGAATTGCGACGGGAGTCGCCTGTCCAGTTGCGTTTGTGGTACCCGTATGGCTGTGAGTTCCCGCGTCCGCGGGTATAGTATGGCCGTGAGTTGCATTAGCATTCGCTATCGTGTGTGCGTGTCCGGGTGATGAATTGGCATTAACAGTATGGGTGTGAGTTGCATTATCAGGACCTGATTGATGGCCATGAGGCATATTGTTTGCATTGTAATTATGCTTATGAGGTGCATTGCTGCTGTTAGTAGTATGGCCATGAGGTGCATTAGAGGTACCAGTGGCCAGAGCTTGATTATTTATGACCCAAGCACGTCTGTTTCCACCGCCGGCTGGATTTGGATATCCTTGTAAAAATTGATGAGAGTGAAGTGCATTAGCGGCACCACTAGTATGGGTATGAGGTGCATTAGCGCCCTGGTTAGCATGGCTGTGATCACATTGTACACCTTGGGTAGGATGGGTATGAGGTGCAGCAACTTGAGTCATAGGGTGAGGGTGTTGTCCACCACCGTTCCCAAGTCCGTGGTCATGGTAGTGGTTTGATGAGTCAATGCCATGGTCGTGAGGTGCATTGGAGCTCCCACTTGTAAATGTATGTGCATGTCCAGCAAGATTAGCTTCTGACAATGTTACAGTATTTGCGCCAGCGGTCTGACCCACCTGGGGAGTACTAGTAACTCCTCTGACAAAGCGGTCCCTAAGATCTGGGGCGTTAATTGTTCCACCCCCATCACTCCTAGTTATACCAGTTGCGCCGTTGCATAAAACCCACCCTGTTGGGATTGTTTCAACTGATCCATACCATATTTGAATTAAACCGATAGGGACTTGGGAATTGGTTACACCATTAATAATTAGAGAGTCTGCTTTGACATCTCCATTTACATTTAATTTAAAACTCCCTGGATCATCTGTACCAATACCAATGTTGCCACCAAAAGTTTGTATTCTTGTAGTCATACTATTAATAGTATTGTTTTTTTAAGTAGACATTTTACGTAAACCAATTAGATTTTCATGATATAAGATAATACATAATATGGATTTGTAATTGTGATGGCAGTCGCCTGTCCAGTTGAGGCTGTGGTACCCGTATGGGCGTGAGCTGTACTGGTATTGGTTTGTGTAGTATGACTGTGATTTACAGCGCTATTAGTTGAAATAGT